TGATTAGATGATATAGCACTACTATAAAAAAGTCTTTGCGTGTGTGTAATTAAAGGAACAATTAATTTACCTGTATTTTGTGTACTTATTAAATACGTTCTTATAGTTTGAAAATCATAATTCAAATCATAATCGGAACTTGCAAAAATTAATGAACCTAGTTTATCATCACCAATAATGTCGGGTAACTCAACAGTATTTCCAAAGAATGTAATTTTATAAGTATGTGCTAAATTATTCTTTAGACTAACTCCTTCCAATTTAATACGTCCACTTTTAAAAGGTATCGTATTTAATTCTATTCTAGCTGATTTTTTTAATCTTGCATCATAACCCCCTACAATATCAAAATTATAATAATGTTTAAAAATTTTATTATTATTAGGACTTGCAGGAACAGAAAACGTTTTTGAAAATGATGTGAATACTTTATCTATTTGTTTAATATTTTGAATTGTTTCAGTTAAAGAAACAGATTCATCTTTAAATAAATCTAACCTATTACTTTCTATATATAACTGTAATTTTTGCATTCCGATGTTATTCTTATGTTATCTTATGTTATTTATATAGTCTGCTGCTTCTTCAAATTCCATTGTGTATTCTATTAATCTATTATTTACAGATGTCTTTTTTTCTATGGAGGAATTTATAACTGTAAAAGGTAAAACTACTTTTGTTGTTTGTTGTGTTTTTGTAATTTCTATCCAAACATATTCGCTTAACAATAATTGTTCAAAAAATTCTACAGCAAATTCAGGATAATATCCTGAACTTAATTTTATAATTCTTTTAGCTTGTGTATTAAATAATTTTCTTGGTGCATTTTGTAAATTATAATTATCAGCAATAGCATCATTATTATTTAATGTATTTGATTTATAATTTTCATTAGTTCTTTTAACACTTGTTTCTGTTTTTAAAAAAAACCATAATTCTTGCTGTACACCATATTTATTTATAAACCACAACTTATTTCCTATTCCGTATTTAGTACAGTTTATTCTATTTATTTTTAATGTACTTCCTCCTTGTGCTACTGTTGTAGCTGTTGTAGAATATGAAGCTGTTTGTATATTTCCATTTGATTCCATATAAGCCACTTTACCTGCTTCATTAAATGGTGTGAATATTTCAAATAAACCTGTACTTGGATTCTCTGCTAATAGCCATCTGTTAGTTCCGATATTTTCAAATGGTACAATTGGATTTGCTAATTCTTCAAAAAGTCCATAAGCTTCTAAGCCTATATCATTAAAAGTAGATATAGACCCAATCAATGCACCTGCTGCATTAAGTGATTGTAGCTTAGATTGAATTACAATACTATCCGAATAATCTGTTGCTGAATAATTAACGTTTAAATAATCCCTAGCAAGTTCTGAAATATCAAAGTTTGTAGTAAATCCATCTTCACCAAATTTTTCTATTGTATATCTTAACGTTCCACCTATTAATAAAAGCAATTGTACTTTTACAGTTGCTGATTCATTACTTTGATGAAACTTAAATTGTGGATTTCTTAATGCTATATTTGCCATTTTTTATTTTTTTTGTCCTAATATGATTGCATTTTCTATGTCTAAAAAGAAAGAGTCTACAATATTTTTATCTAATCCTTTTAATAACTCTTCGTAAGGTTTACTAAAAAACATATTAGCTTTTAAACCTTTATTGTAAATGCTTCTAGCTATTAAAAAACTCATAGTTTCATAACTTAAAAATTTACCTTTTTTATCTCTCCATTGAAAACGTTTCTTATTAAGCCAAGCTTCAATACCACTTGTTAAACCTCCTTTAGGTCCTGAATTCGTTCCGTATCTAAATTTTTTTAGCATACCCGATTGAGCTGTCATTGTTTCGGGATACGTTGATGTTTTACCTTGCACACCTTTATCGACAAACATCCCATAAGGCTCCATTATAAAATCAACTAAAAAAACATTTGGTTCAACTCTAACATCATATTTTAAAGTATTATATAAATCACCCCTGCTTTTCCTATCATCTACTAAATTTTTCTTAGCACGAGAAACCACTTCAGTTGCGAAATTATTTAATACCTGTTCTAATAATGGGCTTTTCATTTAGCAAATATAAATGTCATTATAAATCTGTACATCCATTGTTGCTGTCCATCCTGCTAATTGGTTTTCGAATCTGTCATAAAAAGGTGATAAATTTGGATTTCCATTTAATTGATACATCTCTGTATATAGGCTTCCCTTCCTCAAACGCTGTATAAGACGATTTAAGACAGCTAATTGTGTGTTAAGGATATCTTGAACATTATTATTGCCAACGAACCTGTCAACCGTTAGTTCCTTACTTTGGTCAACGATATCACAAGCTAAAATGCTAATATTAAAATTTAAAATATTTTCTTCATCAATTACATTATTAATTATAATATGTCCTAGTGGAAACATATCTTGCTTATTTAGGTTTACATCTGAGATATCACCTGTTGTAACTGTATTGATATTAACATCTTTCAAAAGTTCTTCTTTTATGGTTTCTGTTAATTGATAAAAACCCCTTACACCTTGGTTTGCCATTAATTAAATTTTTTTTTCATTTGTTTATTTTCAACTTCACTTTTATCCTTCATAAATGATAACATCATAAAACATTGATGAAATCCTAATTGAGTGATACTTTCAAATCTTGTAATATCGCCGTTAGAGAGCCCGTAAAGCGATTGATACCAACCCCATTTGCTTGAGAATTGAGATACTGAGTCAAGGCTTGTGTTTGTCCCTTGTCCAAAGAGTTCGTCATAATTGTCGACAATTCTAGTCCTAAATTCCACAAAAAAAAAAGAGAACTCATAACCGCATCCATAGGCATATCTAGTATATTTTTTTCCTTACCTACCTCATATTCGGAAATATTATATTGCTTTTTAAATTTAGAAACAATAGGTCTGTATAAAACAGCCATTGCCTTTTCTATGTTATCCCAATCACCTATAAAAGTGTCAAGGTCAATATATTCACCTAAACTCATATCGTCTAACTTTGGATGAAATCCATATTCAACTCCATCTAATTTAAAATTCTTTACAAGTTCAGGTTTTTCGTCAAACATATTGTAAATTGATTCTGTAATTTCTTCTGAATCTTTTAATTTAAGCCTCATAACCTGCTCCAAAGGAATATTGCAAAATATTTCAATTAGTTTAGCTTTTACAAATTTGTCATTTTCTTTTAGATTATCACTAATGCCTAAAAACTTCTTGTACTGTCTTAAGTTTATGTCTTTTAATGATGTAGGAATTGTTATTTTCATATATATATATAACGTATTAAATTTTGATTTTTATAAAAGTAAATATAACAAAAAAAATGCACCTATAAATAGACACATTTTTCAGAACAAAACAAAGTTAGCTTTTAATTCATATCATCGTGATAACAAGTTGATGAACAAAATTCTTTGTCAGAATATATTGGAGTTCCACACATTCTGCATTCGCTATCTTCTCTGTCAATAGGATTTAAATCATCATACCATTCTTCCATAGTTATTTAGTTTTAATAGTTTCTAATTTGGTATTCTAACTTTGCAAACTTCAACATTGTTTTTAACTCTTTGATAGTTTGTAGTAATTGGACATCTGTCATATTATGTCTAATGTCTTTTGTACTTACTGTTAAGTTTTTCATATCTGTTTTTGTTTTTTAGTTAATATCCTAATTGTAATTTACTTTGAAGATTGTAAGCGTATCTACTGTACTTATAACCTTTACTCACTACTTCCATTTTTTCATTATCATAAACATAAAATAATCCGTTTTCATCTTCTTTGTCATCTAAATGAACATCAAATCTATTTGTGTAATCGTAACTTTTCATATGTTTTATTTTTTATTTATACTCAAAGATAATACTTATTTATTTATAAACAAAACATTTAATAACTTATTTTATAATATAGAGCTATACAAATACCATATCGCATCTGCCTTAGTTTCGTGTTCCATAAATTCTAAATCTAAATCACCTTCCACTACATCAATAGCCCAATAATCAGTAACACAACCATCTAACCAAAGCTCTGCAACTATCCCTTGAAACTCAACCTTGTAACCTGCTCCGCTCTTAGAAACCTTAAGACCATCTCTCTTCATAATGTTAGTAGAGTTGTCGTAGTTCTTAATTTGAGACTTAAGACTTTTCCATTTCTTAGCAAATGAATTATACTCTGTTCCCATTGGTAACGGATTAGCTTTATAATTAGTCTCAAGTGTTATGAACTCTTGTTTTAATGTTTCTAATGTTTTCATAATATATTTGTTTTGTTCCCTACAAAGATAATACTTTATTTGTTATCAACAAAGCATTTAATAACTTATTTTAAAAAACATCTTTATCATTGTAATACTTATGTCCTAACCACATAAAAACTCTTGCTATAAAATACCATACAAATATTGTTATTATTATTTTCATTTTAAATAACTTTTATAATACCATTTGCATAATGTTCACATATTACACCTGTTTTTAAAATAACAGTTTTAAATGGTTTAATATTAAATTTTACTAATTGAGCTATAATATTTCTTTTAATTCCTTTCATATTAATTTTTTCTGTTTTAAAATTATCTGTTTTATCTTCCATACTATCATAGAGTACATCTTTCCAATCTTTCATATTAATAGTTTGTTAATGCTTCCCATTTAGTAGTAGTTGTAGCAATCCAATCATTGTCTTTATCAAAACAAACCCATTCGCCTAAATCGTTTCCATTTGTTGTTATATTACCTGCAAACTCTCCTAAAACATTTACATCATATTCTCCTGCAAATATTCTTTTCGTTGTTACTCTTTTTTTAAGTTTCATAATATATTTTTTAATTATACTCAAAGATACAATTAATTATTTTATCCACAAAGCATTTAATAACTTTTATTCATCATCACCATCTATTTCTATCATCCTTCCACTCTTTGAAATCGTAGCTCTCTTAATATCACCATTCAAATTCCAACACGCTTCCTCAACAGTTCTACAAGGTAAACTCATACATTGAGTAATACAGTTATAATATGGGAACTTTAGATAGACCCAATACTTAGAATCTTCATTTGTTACCTCTACACTATCCACCCTAGGGTCATTAGTAACATCCTTCCACGTTTTTACTCTTTTAAATTTTTCCATCTTGTTCTGTTTTTAAAAGGGGTTTTTACACCCCTGTTTATTTTAATTTATATAAAATGTCTAAATGCCTTTTCTACATTTAATTTTTTGTCTTCTAATTCTTTTTTTAATACTAATTTTTTCATTAACTTTTTAGCAATCGTTACATTTAAACCTAATGCAATATCTTTTGCGTAACGTTCTAATTTTAAATAATAATTGTACTCTGTATCCGTAAGTGAAACCATTTTGTTCTGTTTTAATGTAGAGGTTAATTCCTTTCTACATTTCAAAGATACAACTAATTATCTTATAAACAAAACATTTAATAACTTTTTTTTAATGAAGTGCGTATCTACCAAAATTAGGTCGTGACAAAATAGAGTAAGTCGCATATCTAGTTGGGTCGATAATGTGGTTATTCTTATCTTCAGGAACATTAACTAGCATTCCGCTTTTATCTTCTCTCCATTTGTAATTTCTAAACTCCGCTATTGCATTTGTAGAGTCTGATAAAATATGTATCTTATATCTCTTTAATAAATCAATTCCTGCATTAATTGAATCCTTACCTTTTAATGAAGGTAAAATATTATGCCCCATTCTTCTTAGCTCAGCGATTAAGCGAGGTTCTGCACTATCAGCATATATTGGGTTAGATGCAATTTTTTCATCCCTTAGAAACACGTTAATGTCATTAGTAGTCATTTGAGTTCTATATAGATGTTCTTTGATATATAAATTGTGTCCCATCGTATAGACTGAGACAAACGTTGTAGGGTCATTCGTATAACCGAAATCCATACCGTATGCGATTAGATTAGCTTCAGCAGGTATATGATTAACCTCTGTATAATTAAAGATAGTAGAGCGACTCGCGGACCTTTCTCCTAATCCATAGATTTGCCAATACTGTTCATCCGTATCCCTGAGAAGTTCTATTTCTTTTTTTATTGATTCCTCGACAAAAGGATTATCTAAATAAGTTGTCTTAAAAAAAGCACAATCTTCTCGTGTAAGTACTTTGTCATAAATCCAATGGTATTCATCCGATGGATTAAAATCTAAAATAATCTTTTCCTGAGTTCTAAAAACTAATTGTTGCCAATCCTCGAAATATAACTCGTTACCTTCATTTATAAAAAGTAAATCTCTTTTACGTCCTCTAATCTTTTGAGGTTGGTCTAAGCTAATAAATTCAATAAGGTTACCAAACAGATGATATTCAGAATTAGATTTGTTATGAAACTTTTCAGAATAACAATTATATGATTGCAATATTGTTATAAAATCCCTTAACACGGTAGCCCTTAAACTAGGAAATGATTTTCTACATATAGTAATAACCTTACTATTGTTCTTAGTACAATATTCAAATATAATCCAAAGCAAAATATTGTATGTTTTACCTGACCTAGTTCCGCCCTGTTCAACTACAATTTTTTTTTTGTTGTTTAATAAATGTCTGTAAACTATATTAGTCTTTATCGATAATTGAGTCAATTATTTCAATTTGAAAGTTAGTAGGCATACCATCTGCTCCTGTTATTTCTTGACGTTCAACATAGCCCCTGTTTTTTCCTTTTGTCTTTAAATAGAATATAGTGGCACTTGTATTTTGGTCTCCAATCTGCTTATGTAATTGCGATTCTGCAAAATCTAAAGCCACGTTCTCTATATCTTTAACTTTAATAGCGAACGCTTCATCTTCTTTTAGCCATTTATAATACGTGCTTCTTGGTATGTTTGCTTTCTTACAAGCTACCGTGACAACTCCTAAACTTTGTTCAAGTGCTTTTAATAGTGATTCCTTTTTTATGTGTCTACTTTCGTCCATAGTTACATTCCTTTTATTGGTACTTTCATTATTGGATTGAAGTCAAAACTTCGCTTACTTCCTTTGTCTCTTTTGATAATATCCTTGCCCCATTTCTTTTGCAAATCTGCAAACTGTTCCTTTTCAAAATCTAAATTTCTATACGTAGCACAACCACCCTCTTGTTCTGCTTGTTTAACATCATAATGAGCAAAATTAAATCTTAATGCTCCACCATATTTTTTAATATGTTGCAACGTTATATCGTAATCTTCTTTTAATGGTAAATTTTCATCATATCGGATTTCGCTTTCTTTTAAATGTGCCTGAAAAGGTCCTCCAATATATTGCAAAGTTCCAAAGGGCGAATATTCTCTGTATGCTCCTTTATCCATTATGCAATTCAATCCCCAAAATTTAAAGCCATATTCTTTACAGGTATCAGCACTTCTTTCGCAGAACTCTTGTAATTCTTTTGAATCCATATTTAATTGGTTCTGTTTTTGCCATCTGCCTATGCCTCTGCAATCGTCATCAATTATCACAATGCAATCGTAATCTTCAAACAGGTTGTCTAATATCCAATTTCTAACCCTGCATAAGTTACCTTGTGCTTCATTTGGGCAAACTATTATTTTATTGCCATTTTTCCTGTATTCTTCTGCTTCGGATTCCATAACAACTAACTCTACGTTGGGGTACATATTTTGAGTTATGCTTTTATTTGGTCTTTTATAAGATGGTGCAACTATTCTTGTCTTCATTTATTCCATTCTGATTTTAACTTATTAATTAATTTAACACCATCCAAAACCCTACCAATTCCTTTGCTCCATTCTTTTCCGTTTGACCTTTGTGCAGTTT